TGCCGGCCAACAAAAGACTGCGTGTGAAAAAGCTAGAATTTCTGCCAAGAATCGCGTCGGACTCGTCCTGTCTCGAACGCTCCCGGCAAGCCGGGGGCGTCTTTGACTGGTTCAAGACCTATTACGAGGAGGCAGTCAAACCGCGCCGGGGTCAGATCGTGGTTCGGCCACGAGGTGGAGGGTTCCGAAGAGCCTTCAACCCAGAACCAGTGATCAAGGAGACATTACTGCCTTCGAGAACTCTGGACCTGACTAAACCGGGCACAGATCCCCAGTTGTACAATGCATCGCTACGCGATCTCGCGCTAAGTGCAGCTAAAGAGTGGGCAAACATCAAAGATCCACTTGCACCCAGGTCCTACCCCGCTCCTGATGGACGTGGAAACACGTCCTTCTCAAGCGAGGAGCTCCTTCCCCCAACCAGGCGGCCTCGCTGGGAAGCCTCTAGAACCGGTCTAACGAGAGTGCCCATAGGCAAGCTCGGACAACCGAAAGACGGTATCCTGGCACCACCAGCCTTGGTGATGAGTGTGGGGGATGGCGGGCTAAAAGCCCGGACCGTGACCGCAAGCCCTGGTGGCCTGGTGGTCGGGGGTTCAATTTTCAATCAAGCGTTCAGGAGCATCATAGAGAGGCTTCCTGGAATGTCAGCCGCCTTCGAAGACGAAAGCGTGCTGGATATCAACGCATTGGAAAATGTGGAAATGATGTTTGTGAGTAGAAAGGGACAACGAAAGAAACATGCAAAAGAAGCACGTCCCGTCTCCCAGAGACGGGACCAAGTCCTCGGAGTCAGTGCTGATTTATCGGAGGCATCGGATCGAATACCGTTCCATATCGCGAAAGCGATCACGGACGCCGTTGCCGACGCGTGTGGATGGGGAGAAGACGCTAAGCGTATCCTCGATTCGATGACCCAACAACAGCATTTAGACTATGCCAAAAAGAACTCACCTGAAGACTGGACGTCAACAAGATCGTTCTCTCAACGGGGGGTTCTGATGGGGCTCCCCCTAGCGTGGCATATCTTATGCATTTGTAACTACCTTTCTACACCAGAATCGCTCCGACGTGATTCCAAAGTCGCAATTTGTGGCGACGATCTTTTCATGTTGTGTACGGCCTCTGAGGAAGAGGAGTATTCACACACAATAGAAAAGCGATTTGGACTCAAGATTTCTCGAAAGAAGCAGTTCATTAGTGAAACTGGTGGAATATTCACTGAGAAGTACTTCTCTATTGAGAGAAATCAAGTCACGAAGGAGGAAGGAAAGAGACGGTTTGCGAGAGAGATGAGGGATGAGTATTATGCCATCCACC